AACTTAAGGAAGCCGAAGAAGCCCTTGGCAATACTGACGTTGAGGAAGACGATGAGGTAGTTGTTGAGTCCCTTAAGAAAGTTTCCCGTAAACTTTCCAAGGCTAAGAGAATCGTTGAGGAAACCGAAGTAGAAGATTGCAAGGAAGACGAAGTAGAAGATTGTAAGGAAGATGACGAGGAAGAAGTTCAAGAATCTCGTCGTGCTCGTAGACTTCGTGGTCGTAGACTTGCAGAATCCCGTCGTGCTCGTAGACGTTCCCTGAGAGAGTCTGAACCCGGTGATCCGGATCCTACCGAAGAGATCGAAGGTTCAACTGACGATGTTAAGGAATCTGTTCGTCTGATTAAACGTGCTCTGAAGGAAGCAGAAAAAGAGTGCATTAACTGCGATGAAGAAGATGCTGATGAAGTTCAGGAGTCTTTCCGTAAGGCAATTCGCTTAACTTCTAGAGCAAAGAGACTCATCGAAGATGCCGAAGAGAATGCTGAGGACGAAATTCAGGAATCTCTGAGACGTGCTCGTAAACTCATCGAAGACGCTGAGAATCAGGACGTTGATGAAGACGACACTGAAGAAGTTCAGGAAGCCTGTCGTAAGTTCACCCGTAACATCAAACGTGCTCGTCAACTCGTAGAGGACGCTGAAAACGTTGAAGGTGACGTAGGTGAAGATGAAGAGGAACAAATCTCTGAGTCCCTTAAGAGACGTTCTCGTAGATTCTACTAATCGTTAACGTTTTATAACGTGATAGACGTCCTTTCGTAAAGGACGTCTTTAGAAGCGTTTAGATACACTTATAGTTTCTATAAATATTTTGAGAATATAACTGTATCTAAAGGAACTAAAAATGAGTAACCTAATATTTGAAATTGACGGTCAAGACCTAAACATCGAGAGTGCGGAGGTCTTAAACGAAGCGACCGGTCAGAAAGAAAAGACATACAAACTTAAAGGTATCTTCTCTACTATAGGAGAACGTAACCGTAATGGTCGTGTTTATCCTCGTGAAATTTGGGAACGAGAAGTAAAAGCATATCAAACTGAACTTGAGTCAGGTTCTATTAACACACTGATGGAATTTGAACATCCTCCAAGAACTGAAGTTGATATGATGCAGGCAGTTGCGAAGATGAACAAGCTCTTTATAAAGGGAAACTTTGTAATGGGTGAAGCAGTCATCTTGAACAACGAAAAATCTAAACAACTAAAGTGTTTGATAGATAACGGAGTTAAGATTTCCGTTTCGTCAAGAGGTGTAGGAACTGTAGAAGACGGAGTCGTAAAAGATTTTAAACTAATCACTTACGATATAGTTCCTAATCCTAGTGACTTTAACGCAACGATGAACGGTATCTGTGAGTCAAAAGAAAACGGGACTGTTTATCAGTTAAATGAGGGTATTCTTCAAGGAAAAACGTTTGGAATCGACAAGTCCGGAAATATCGTTCCTAGTTCAAACGTTTCAGATACCGAAATCAAGACAGCACTGAAAGATGCTATTTGCAATTTTATTAAGGAGTTATAGAAATGGATTTAAACGAGTCAATCAAACAGGTACTTCAGGACTCCGATGTTAAGAATGCGATAAAAGAACAAATTGATTCCATCACGGAATCTAAGTCTAACGAGAAAGTTAAGATACTCCTTGAAGAAAAGACTAACGAACTTAACGAACAGTGTGAATCGTTTAAGAAAGAACTTACTAACGAAAGTCAAAGAGTCTTAAACGAGAAACTAGATGATCTTAACGAACACTGCGAGTTATACAAGACTCAGATTCGTGAATCTGTCGAAAAGGAATATAGCAAGAAGTACAAGAAGTTCGTTAAGGATATGAACGAGAGTCTCTCGAAGTACGTTGACGAAGTTGTCGAAGAGTTCCTTAACAAACACAAGGAAGCGTTTATCGTTCACGAAAATCAGATGAAGACTAACGCAGTTCTCGAAGCGTTATCTGCGGTTTGTGCCGTTGCCGGTGTCCGTGCAGAGCAGATTACTGAGGGCGTAAACTACTTTAACAACAAACAGGAAGTTATCGAAGATCAACGAGTTCAGAATCTTAAGTCAAAGATTAAACTAGTAGAGTCCGATAACGAAGACCTCGAACAACAGGTAAAAGAACAAGAACAAGAAATTCAGAACCTTAACGATACTATCAAAGATACCGAACAGAAGTATATCGATTCTCAGTCCGAGTGCCGTGAGTCCGTTAAGGAACTTCAGAAGAAGAACGAAGCGTTAGAAAACACGTTGAAGGACTTCGTGAGAAAGAACAAGACTAACGAATCTGAACTTCAAGACGTTAAGGAATCGTTGAAAGAAAGTCTTAATCAGATTAAAGAACTCAAAGAATCGTTGAGAGTCTCCGAACAAGAGAAGTTTAAACTCGTTGAGTCCGTTAAGCACTTAAAGACGACTAACGAGAGTCTTAACAAAGAGAATTCTAAAATTCTCAAGATGGGTGTTATCTCCGAGATGAAACAAGGAATGACTTTAGTAGAGGCTAAGAGATTCGAACAGATTGCAGACCAGATCCCGTTTGAACAAACTAAGTCTTACTTTGATAAACTTGATGCGTTAAAGGAGGAACTTCTTAACAACCCGAAGTACAAGAAACTTAACGAAGTAACCGGTAACGAAGAATCTGATAACGAAGATAACGAATCTCACGAAGACTCAATATTAAAATGGGATCACCTAGTCTAGAGATTTTAAAAAATTTAAGTTCAATTATAAATAACTATAAACATTAAAGGAGAAAGCCAAGATGGCAGATATTTTAAATGAAGCAAGAGAGTTTGCTCAGAACAGAGAATATGCTAGAAAAGTTCTTAACTCCAGTAAGTTTAAACCCCTTACCGAGTCTGAACGTTCCGATATGTCTCTCTACCTGAGAAACACTCAGAACGAACTTAACAGTATGTTGAACGAGGGAACTTTCAGTTCTGACATCGCAACCTTTACACCGATTATCCTCCCTATGGTAAGACGTGTTTATCCTAACCTGATTGCTAACGAACTCCTGGGCGTTCAACCGATGGCAATGCCTACTGGTTACATCTATGCGTTAATTAACCAGTACGTTGGTGACGGTAGTAACTTCACGAAGGATCGTTGGGAACCCACTGGTGTAATTTACGAAGTTGCAGATGCCTCCGCAATTAACGTTACCATTGGTGCTCCAGTAGGTGATGGTGCCGTTCTGTATATCGAAGACAACAAGGTTCTGTGTTCGTTTGACACTACTAAACTTGACATAGGCAACACTTCTTTAGGTTCTCCTATCACTGGATTATACACTAATGAAGCAGCCTTCTCCAAGATCTTAAAGAACTTCACTGGTCCGTACACTACTCCTGCTGCTGAAACCTTAGGCGTAGAGATGAAGGAAATCGGATTCAGCATTGCTCGTAAGACTGTTGAAGTCAAGAACAGAGCACTGAAAGGCCGTTACACCGTTGAAATGTACCAGGACTTGAAGGCACAGCACGGTCTGACCGCTGACGACGAACTTATGTCCCTGATGCAGTATGAAATCCAGGCAGAAATGGACCGTGAGATCGTTGATTTCGTTAACAGCAACAGTACTCAACTCCCGGACACTAACTTCGGTGTTCCTGCTTCTCAGGCAGACATTATCATTCCTGATGGTCGTTGGGAAATTGAGCGTTATCGTGCCAACGTTGTACGTATTGCTAAGGAATCCACCATTATCGGTATTGATACCAAGAGAGGACAGGGCAATATCCTGTTAGTTTCCCCGCTGGTAGCTACTATGCTTGAACAGGTTGGTTCTTTCCAGGCCGCTCCTGTTAAGTCTGGTGTAGATGCTCCTGTTTCAGGTGGTGTTGCTGGCAAGTTCGACAACCGTTACAAGGTCGTAATTGACCAGTACGCTGAAGGCGATTATTGTACCGTTCTTTACAAAGGTACAGACAGAAGAGATGCTATGGGATTCTTCGCTCCGTATGTTCCTCTTGCCTTCACAAGAGTAACTCACTTTGAAACTGGTCAGCCTGCTATTATCGCTAAGACTCGTTATGCTCTTGAAACCATTCCTGGTGTTGAGAGTGCAGACAGCAATGACAGAGCCAAGGCATATGCTAGAAGCTTCGGGGTTGATTTCAGCAATACAATCCTTAAGAGATAATCCTTAAGTCTTTAAATAGTTTCAAAATACCCTCTTCGTTGAGGGTATTTCTGATTGTTTAAAATCGATTCGCTATCGAATTCAAACACGATTTAAACGTTTCTAAATTCTTCGTGTAAACACGAAATCCCAAATTCCCATCTTCGAGAGTTATCGTTTCTAAACGATACGTTTATAGTCCCTTATATACATAAACGACTTCGAATCGTTTCTAAATTTTTTAACCTGCGTGAGAATCTTCGATAGTCTTCGTGTTCGAACACGATAATCTTCGATATTCTCTGTGCTGGAACGATAGCGATTATAGTTCTTTATATACATAAACGACTTCGAATCGTCTCGTTTCTAAACGATATCCTTCGTTATTCCAAAAACTTCACCCACGTGGGCAATCGAAGTTTTCCTTCGTGGAACACGAAAGTCTTCGTTATCGATAGTTCTATATACAAACACCGTTTAAACGATATCTCCTTCGTGAGTAACGAAGTCTTTCGATTTCAAATCGTTTTATAGTTCTTTATATACACATTAACGACTTCTTTATCGTTTTTCGCCTGCGTGGTCTTCGTGTCCACACGACAGTTAGCGTCGACTCGTCCACAGAGTCTCAAAAGTGTGATGCACATCACAAAATTTCTACAAGATCTTACAAAAAATAGTTGAACTTAAACTAAAAATTTTGTATAATATAGGCATACAAAGACAACAAAAGAGGAGAAACGCTATGAATACTAAAGAAAGAAAGGTTATTGAAGAAAAAGTAATTAACGCTCAGAGAGTATATAGGGTTGAACGTAAGATTCACGGTGTAGATGAGATTACTATGAACTTAGCACACGCTTCTAATGCCCTTAGTTCACTCTACAAAGATCTCTTTGGAATAGAGGAATTCGAGAAGTTGATGAAGAAGCGCTTTCCTGTTTCCGATTAAACCAATTAAAAAGGAGAAAAGATATGAGTACAATGGTAACTGATGTTCTTGGTGCTGATGGTTTTTCAGTAGAGATCGTTGGATATGCCGATGGCGAGTACATTTGGGATCTCGATGATTACCTGTATTGCCGTGTTGTTGATGTCCGGATAGAGACTATCACCGAGTACGGAAAAACTAGAAACGTTCTGGTCGTTGAGTTCAAGAAAGGAGAGTAGAAATGACAAAGTATATCGTAACTGACCCGTGTTATATTCTGACTGATGCTGAAAGTGATGCTGTTTGGTCTGAGTTCTGCGACCTGTGGTTCAAGGAGAACTACGGAGATGCCCAGGAACTTATCAGCAAGACTGTAGAGACTCCTGTTAAGATCGAGGACACTGGTTACGGAGACTGGACTAATCACATCTACGGTCCCGGTGTTATCGAGAATGAGTTCTTTGCAGATGCAGGAATGGTCTGCGTGTGTGAACTTACCGATAAGATTGTTAACACGATGACCGAGAAGTACCACCGTGTTCTTGGTGCAATCTTCGAAGCAGAAGAAGTCAAGTACGTTGACTTCGATACTTCAGACAGAAACTGGACTGTCGTAAGAATCAGAACCAACGAAGGTCTTATCGAGTCCGAAGAATCCGAAACTGACGAAGATGAAGACTACGAAGATTCGTGGGACGACGAAGACTAATAACAACGGTCTTAACGAAGAGTTAGGACCTCTTAACGGAGTTTAAAATGGCAATAGTTATTCAAACGCTAAATGAGATCTCAGAGACTCAACGAGATGTTACAATCGTTTTAAACGGTAAAGTTCAGTTCTCAGGTGTTATCTATGATCCTGGTCTCGAACGATTCTATAACTACACGGTTGACAAAGTCTCCTTCGAAGACTCTGAAACGGATTACGATTACGGTATTATAATAGATATCGTAGATGACTTCGTTAACTTCGTTAAATAGTGGTTAAAACTATGCTTTTAAGAGATCTTCTAAAAATAACAAGAAACACTTATATTCTAATCGTTCAAAACGGACGTTTAGTTAACTCTGGATTTAACATCGTTGGTTACCCAGTTAACGCAACCGTAGAGAATGTTACTTCGTGTACGTGGGACTCGATGCCTACTATAGTAATCGAGATAGTAGACGACTCCGAGGACGCTTTAGAATCTTCCTAGATAACTCTAAATACGTTTAGTGATAAATACGTAAACAAACTACGGAGTTTAGTATGAAATTTATATCGCTCTTTGAAGAGTCTAAATCTAAAAAGATTCCAAAGTACAGTCAAACTATTATAAATCACGTTAGAGGTCTTATAGAAAAGTCTCTAAACGATTCTGAGACCTCAGAAAAAATTGAAATCCCCGGTTCTATAATGTCTCCAGTCCCGTCAGATGGTCTAAACGATGAAAAGGAACTTCTCTTCGATAACGACTCGTTAGATAACGTTAACGATTCTGAAGACGTTAATAACGATACTAACGAAGAGATAAATCTCGAAAAATCTGAAAACGTTAATAACGATTCGTTAGATAACGAAGATCTCGAAGTCCCCAAAGGACCTGATTTCTTAGACGATGAAACGTTTAACAACTTGAAGAAAGTTCAATCTGAGAAACTTAAACAAGTCTTTGAACCCGAAGAGTCCGAAGAATCCTCAGAAGAAATCGCTGAACGTCTTGCGAAGAATATCTCTTTAAACAACGAAGACTATTTCCTGTCCGATGATAACGAAGTTACCGAGTCTAAACCCGTTAAAATCGTTAAGAGAACTAAACAAGTTAACGAAGATGATGCAGATGACCTAAAGAAAGAAGTCAAAGACGTTAACGTAAATCCTGAGAATCCTGAAGCGGTCAAGATCTACAATGAACTTATAGACCTTATCCAGAAAAAAGATTACGACGAGACCGTTGACTTCGTTGATGATATTGTCAAAGATCCTAAGCTGAAATTCCTGTTAAGTCTGGGATTTGGAGGGGACTTCTCAAACCTTAAGCTGAAACTTAAGAGAACCACGATCCCAGCTAAGAGATTGGTTCCAACGCAGAACGAGATAGGCACAAATGAAACCCTGAGATACATCATAGAGGGCAAGGACATCGATGTTTGTTTTGAAAAGTCTACTATAGTCAAGAAACCTATCGTGACATTCCAAGGCACGTTCATTGTTGACGGTCATCACAGGTGGTCGCAGATCTTTGTAACAAACCCTGATGCTAATATAGTGTGCATAGACATTACCGGGAACCTGAGTCCGTTAAGTATGCTAAAGGCGGTGCAATGCACTATTGGTTCTAACACTGGAAAACTTATCCGGAAAAACATTCAGGGGCAGAACCTTTACGATGTTTCTGAAAAGGAAATATCTGAATACTTAGAGAAAAACCTTTCAGAATCCGTTCTGGAAAACCTGGAAATGTATTATGAGAATCCTGTAGAATCTTTGACTAAGAACGTTATCCAAATGCAAAGGAACAATACTCCTATTCTGAATGCCCCAGACAGAGGTGAAATGCCGCAAACGTCTAAAGACCCTGAGTTGTTCGATGACCTTAAGAACGGTGTTACAGACGTTTAAGGAATTGGAAGTCCTTTATTGAAATTTTAATCTTTAAAAATCCCTTGACTTTGTTAAGGGATTTTTGTATTATGTTTAAAGAAGAAGTAAGAATTGTAAAAGAGGAGAACAGAGATGATTTACCACAATAACCAAGGCGTTTACGTTCGGATAAAGAATGAACGTATTGAAGGAACTTATGATTATAACGTTGTCATTGTTGACCGCAAGGTGGCAGAGGGATACGCTAAAGAGATCCGGGATCTCACCAGAATCCCCTGCAATGTTAAGATAGAGATAGGCGGTGACCAAACACGCAAGAATGAGGACGG